CATGTGGAACAACACGCGATACCCCAACTTGGCATCACGTCAAAGGCGAAAGCCCAATAATGAAAACCAAATGGCACGAAGCAGCCATCAAGCTATACGATGCCTTCAGAAAAAAGGAGGCAGCGTAGTGCATGAACCAAACTACGATACAGTCTCGCATTGCCCAAACTGCAAAACAAAAATGACAGCCATAGACTCAAGACCAAATCTGACGTATGGCTTTCAAACAATTAAACGCAGACGGAAATGTTTGACGTGTGACTTCAGGTCATCAACAATCGAAGTGCCAATCGATTTGGCCAAAGATATATTCAGAGAGGAATGAAATGAAACAAATAGAAATGCTCGAAACGCAAATCAAAAATTTCACAACTGCGTTAGACAACGCGCAAACTTCAATCAATCACATGCTGGTGTTCTCAGAAATCTGCAAAACACAACCAATCAATAGCGCGGATCTCATAATCAAATTGGATATGCAAAAATCTTGCGTCAATAGAGTGCTGCACTCACTGTCAGAAAATGGCAGAGGAAAAGTCAAAGCAGCCAAACTAATCGATATCAAAATGGATATGAAAGATAGGCGGCAAAGAAACATAACACTAACCACCAAAGGCAAAAGCCTGATGGATAAAATGTTTGGAGCAAAACATGATCGTTAAATCTTGGAAGTTCACAGGCTTCAAATCAAACTTCCCAGATTGGGTGCAGGAAAACTCCTCAAAAAGAAAAGGCTCAGAATTACTGTGGGTCCACACACAAACAGGTGAAGTGCCAGCCGAAGAAGGAATGTACATAGCAATCAATCTGCGCGGCCATGTCGATGTCTATGACTTCAAACCAGAAGGATGGATAAAAGAAATCGCAACAGGAATGGTCTTCGCAATCCTAGTCACTGCACTGCTGGTGTTTATGCTCGCATGGTAAGTAAACAATTCGCAAAGCATTGCTACGATCAATACCAAATGAACCATCAAGGATATCATGGCTTCCAACACTGGGCGCGTGTGTTCCAAAACGGAAGACACATTGCAAAAGCAGAAAATGCCAACACAAAAGTTGTCGATCTATTCGCACTCCTGCACGACACACAACGCAGAAACGAAAGCAGAGATCCACAGCATGGCTATCGTGCAGCAAAATATGCCCACTCAATCAGAGGCAAATGGTTCGACCTGTCCAATAAAGATATGCGCCTTCTAGATGAAGCACTCACATATCATTCAGATGGATATACAGACGCAGACATCACAGTCCAAACATGCTGGGATGCAGATCGCCTCGACCTTGGCCGCGTTGGAATAAAACCATCAGTAAAAAAACTCTGTACCCAAACCGCTAAAGACGTTATCAATAATTACTGCTCGACAGATCCACGCCTGTGGCCTGCCTCGACCTCATACAACTGACCCGCTTCGGCGGGTCTTTCTTTTTTTGAACTTCTAAATTACATTCAAAGTTAGAAAGGTATTAACATGGCAAAGAAAAAATCTAAAAACCCAGTTGGAAGACCCAAGTTCGAAGTCACTGAAGAAGTGCTGGAAAACACCAGACGCTTTATGGCGCAGGGTTTAACCAAAGAACAATGCGCTGCCTCGCTGGGAATATCACGCTCAAAATTCTTTGAAATTCAGGAACAAAATGTGGATTTCTTGGACGCTATAAAAAGCGGTGAAGCCGAAGGAATACAGCAAGTCACCAACGCGCTCTATGAAAAGGCCACAGTTGACCGGGATAACACCGCGATGATCTTCTTCCTGAAGAACCGCGCAGGATGGGTCGATAAAAAAGAAGTGGCAACAACCGTCGAACAAAAGCACGTCATAGATATTACGAGGATCAGCGATGAACAGCTCAACGCACTTGCAACAATTTTTGAACAGTCTAACGCTGGAGCAAGTGCAGGCAGAGCGTTACCGCAGATCATTGAGGGAGTTTACGAAAGCAGCTTGGCCGACGATTGAACCGGGCGTTGAGTTTCAAAACAACTGGCACGTCGATGCAATCAGCGATCACCTCCAAGCAGTTGTCGAAGGCGACATCAAACGCCTGATCATCAACGTGCCGCCACGCCACATGAAGTCAATCAGCGTGGCCGTTGCGCTCCCAGCTTGGACTTGGACCCATCAGCCCCACAAGAAGTTCCTGTACGCTTCCTACGCTTCCTCCCTGTCCATCAGGGACAGCACCAAGTGTCGCCGCTTGATCGACAGCCCGTGGTACAAAGATCACTTCGGTGAAAAGTTCATATTAACTGGCGACCAAAACCAGAAGCAAAGATTCGAAAACGATAAGACAGGATACCGCATAGCAACGTCTGTCGGCGGCGCTCTGACTGGTGATGGCGGTGACATCATCTGCATCGACGATCCGCACAACGTAGTGGACAGCGACAGCTCCAAGGTGCGTGAAGGCGTTCTGGAGTGGTGGGATCAGGCCATGCAAACCCGGCTTAACGATCCGCGCACTGGTGCTTTCGTCATCATCATGCAGCGTGTCCATGAGCTGGATCTCACAGGACATATCTTGGCCAATGAGCTAGGCAATGAGTGGAACCACCTGTGCCTGCCTGCCAGATACGAAATCGGCCACCCAACCCCAAGCAAATCAGTGCTGGGCTTCTCAGATCCGCGCACCAAAGAGGGTGAGCTGCTGTGGCCTGAACGCATTGATGACAGAACCCTGTCAACATTAGAGCGCAGCCTTGGATCTTACGCAGCCGCTGGGCAGCTACAGCAGCGCCCAGCGCCAAAAGGTGGTGGAATCCTGAAGGCAAGCTGGTGGGTTCCTTGGGAAAAGGAAGACTTGCCAGACATCGAATATGTGCTGCAATCATACGATACCGCATTCGAAGCAAAGGAAAGCTCCAGCTTCAGCGCCAGAACCACTTGGGGCGTGTTTACCCATAAAGGCGCAACATGCGCTATTGTGCTGGAGGCATGGTGGGATAAGGTAAGCTATCCTGACCTACGCAGGCTGGCTCAAGAGGCTTACGAAGAGTGGGAGCCAGACGCTGTGCTGATCGAAAAGAAGGCGTCAGGGCAATCCCTGCTGCAAGATTTACGCATGGCAGGCGTACCAGTTTTGGCCTACAGTCCAGATCGTGACAAGGAGGCTCGCGCCCATGCCAGCTCCGCACTTTTGGAGGATGGAAGGATTTTCTTCCCTTCCAGCAGAAAATGGGCTAAAGATTTAATTGATATATGCGCGGCGTTCCCAGCACATCCCAATGATGATGTTGTTGATACATGCACACAGGCTTGGCTACGGTTGCGAAAAGGATGGTTTGTGGGTCATAGTGAAGATCCAGATGATGACGATTTTGTAGAAACAAGAAGGATGACGCTCTATGGCTGAACCAGAAAACATTATCCCGTTTGCTGAAGGCGCTCCATCAGACGATCTAATGGTCGAACAACTTCCAGACGGCGATGTTCTTATTGGCGATCCAGAGTTGGATATGATGGAAGAATTGGAAGACGCAGAGTTTGATCAAAACCTTGCGGAAACAATTGACGAAAGAGAGCTGGCGCGGAAAGCGCAGGAACTGATTGGCTTTTTTGAAAACGATAAAGAAGCCAGATCCGAATGGGAAAACCGCTACAAGCAAGGCTTGAAGACGCTAGATCCAGACGGTGGACTGGATGAAAGCGAAGATGAACGCGCAACTCGCGGTCTGTCCATCGTCATTCACCCAATGATCGCAGAGGCAGCAACCCAGTTTAACGCTCGCGCTGTTGCGGAGCTTTACCCATCAGGCGGTCCAGTCAAATCTGTCATCATTGGCGAGCCAGACGAAAAAATGGAAGAGCAAGCTCGCAGAGTGCGCGAGTTTATGAACTATCAGATCACGCAGGAAATGCCTGAGTATTTCCCTGATCTAGACCAAATGCTGTTCCACCTTCCCCTGATCGGCCACACCTTCAAGAAAGTCTGGTGGGATGCCAACATGGATCGGCAGTGCAGCCAGTTTGTAAAGGCTGAAGACTTTGTGGTCGCCCCAGAAAGCAAGGATCTCTACACCTCGCCGCGATATACGCACGTCATCCGTATGCCGAAGAATGACTTCAATCGATATGTTAAAAACGGTTACTATCTACCGACAGCCTACATTGGAGACAGCGTAGATCCCATCGATGACGTGATCGGAGAGATCGAAGGCGTTGATGAATACAGCGATAACAGCCAAGACGATGTGATGACGCTGCTCGAAATGCACGTCTATGACTTGTTCGAAGGCATCGATGGCCAAGAAATGGATAGCGATGAGGCAGACGAAAACGCTGTCGCCATCCCATATGTCATCACAATCGATTATGAAAACCAGCGCGTTGTCAGTGTTCGACGCAACTGGAAGCAAGATGATGAGATGAAAAAGCGCCGTGACTGGTTTGTGAGCTACAAGTTCCTGCCCGGTCTAGGCTTCTATGGCTTTGGCCTGTACCACATGATCGGCGGGTTGGGCAAAGCAGCGACTGGATCGCTTCGCGCTCTTCTCGACAGTGCAGCATTTGCCAACATGCAGGGTGGCTTCAAGCTGCGTGGCCGCGTTAATGGCGGCGATATGCAAATCAGCCCCGGTGAGTTTGTGGATCTCGACAGCACAGTCGATGATGTGAACAAAGCGATTATGCCGTTGCCATTCAAAGAACCAAGCAGTTCCCTGTTCAGTTTGCTGGGTTACATTGTTGAAGCAGGCCAGCGTTTTGCCAGCACTGCTGATCTCAATGTCGGTGACGTGAACCCAAACGCTCCAGTTGGGTCTACAGTCGCGCTTATTGAGCAGGGTTCCAAAGCATTTAGCGCAATTCACAAGCGCCTGCATTACGCACAAGGTCAAGAATTTAAACTTCTGGCTGGCCTGAACGCAGAGAATTTGCCTGATGAGTTTAGCTTTGCGAAGGTCGGGGCGGCAGATATTATCTATCGGACTGACTTTGATGATCGTATTGACATCGTGCCAGTGTCGGACCCGAATATCTTTTCTACAGCCCAGCGCATTGCACAGGCGCAAGCTGTTTTGGAAATGTCTAGATCAGCGCCACAGCTTCACGATCTTTACGAAGCATACAAGCGCATGTACGAAGCGATCCGCATTCCAAACATTGATGAGATCCTGAAGAAGCCCGAAGAGGCGGTTCAGATGGACCCAATCGATGAGAACATGAGCGTGATGTATGGCAAGCCAATCCGCGCATTCCCAGAGCAGGACCATGACGCGCACATTGCGGTTCATATGCAGTTCCTGCAAGATCCATCTTTGGCTGGCAATCCCGGTGCAAAGGCAATGCAGCCTGTATTGATCGCGCATATCGCGGAACATATCGCATTGCTGTACCGTCAGCGCATGGAGGCAAGCGTTAATATCCCACTGCCACCACTGCCAGATTTCAAAGAAATGAAGGTCAAGTTTAACGATGTAGATCCAGAGCAAGATCGCTTAATTAGCCAACGCGCTGCACAAGTTGTGGCGGCATCGCCTCAGATGAAACAGATCGAAGCGTTGCGCGGTATGGGTCAAAAGGGTGGACAGCAAGGAAATCCTTTGCAATACGCACAGGAATTGGCCAAGCTGGAGACAGAAGCTCTGAAAGCAAGAACGCAGGCGCAGATTCAAGCGGATCAAGCCAAGGCGCAATCAAACATTCAGATCAAGCAAGCAGAAGCAAGGCAGGATATGGAGATCGAAATGGCCAAGGCGCAAGCAGATATGCAGGCCAAGATCACCAAGCTAGAAGCAGAGTTGCAGCTTGAGAGGGAAAAGAACGCAGCTAAAATTCAGATGGAGGCGATGAAGAATGTACCCAGAGTATAGACTTCCTCCAATTAATCCTGCTGCGTTCGGCGGTTTACCGCAGCAGGGTCCACGAAGTGGCCCTCCAATGTCCCCTCCCGACAATGTTGGGGGGCCACAGGGCCAGCCTCCTATGGATATGGGCAAATACTTGATGAATAAAGTGGCTGAGATCCGCGAAAGAATGGGCGCGGGTGATATGGGTGCGCTGAGTGCAATTGCAGATGCAATGCCACAGCCGCAGATGAATGTGGCGG